AGCTACTAATATAATATAAAACAAACCCTCATAAATAGCAACAATAAATCAAAAGAGAGCCGAAGCTCTCTCTTGACGGAATGTAAGATTTTGGGTATGCAAAAACATTTCTGTCTTCACATGTTATCATCTGCATCTTACTGCAGTTCATAACCTTAATCGGTTAAGATACCTCTTCAAATATATCTATCTTATTGGTATAAGTATCAGTTACTGTTGCTGCACTTAGCAATGTGGTACTAGCATCAAATGCTGCTCCACTTGTTACAACCTTAACTTCTCCTATCTTCATACCACCTGTAGGGGTTGCAGGACATACTGCTCCTGTTCCCAATGCTGTGGCTGTGCCTTTAAGCATTTTGATAGTATTTGTGGCATCCAAGTAAACATTAAAGATAGCTCCATATCCATCTGCTATATCATCAGTTGTTGCTGTGAAAGCTGTTTCTGTACTAGCTACTGTGGATATTACACCATCTCTCATAACATCAAATGCACTATTTTTAACCTTAGCTGCACTTGAAGAACCTATGACTAATGTTGGATTCTTTAACAACTTGTCATTACTGACTCTGTTAATATCTTCCTCTATATCATCAAGTAGGTCATAAAAATTATCACTATATCTATAGTCTTCTAAATCATAGTTACTTATATCAAAGTCTGCTGTAGAAACTGCATCAGTCTTGTTGGTATAAGTGTCTGTTACTGTACCTGCTGAAAGCTCTGTAGTACTAGCATCAAATGCTGCACCTGAAGTTGCTATCAACACTTCACCAAGCTTTAATTCGCCTGTTGGAGTTGCTGGAGCTACTGCACTTGCACTTGCACTTGTTACTGCTGTACCCATTGTTAGTGTGAGTGAACTGTCTGAAGGGTCTACAGAAAGTACATATATTGCTTCCTGTCCATCAGTTAAGTCATGAGTCGTAGCTGTAAATGCTGTTTCTGCAGTTGCTACTTCTGTTATCTCTCCATCCAATATGAATGAAAAAGCATCAGTCTTAACCTTAGCTGCACTTGAAGTACCTATTGCTAAATTAGGATTGCTAATAAGTCTAGCTACTCCATCATTTTGTACAATATCTACTAGGTCTTCTAGTAAGTCTTTAAGATGTGAGTGATATAACCAGTTTTTAGCCGAATAATCACTAAACTCTATAAAGGAGTCTGTAGTGTTAGTATAAGTGTCAGTAACTGTACCTGCACTTAATTCTGTAGTAGAAGCATCAAAAGCTGCTGCTGCTGTTGCTACTTTAACCTCTCCTATCTTGAGTCCACCACTTGGAGTGGCAGGACATACAGATACTGCAGGTACTGCTGTTGCTACCTCTGTACCCTTAAGTAGGGTAATTGTATTGTCTGCATCTAGGTAAACATTAAATATAGCCTCATAGCCATCTGCAATGTCGTGTGTAGTTGCAGTAAATGCTGTTTCAGTACTAGCAATAGTACTTACTACACCATCTCTAACAACATAAAAAGCATCATTCTTGATCTTGGCTGCTGAGGATGAACCTATCTGCAAGTCTGGATTGCCTACTATGGCTGTTCCACCTTGAGCATTTATCTGCTCTGCAATGTCATTGATAATCTCTTTAAGATTAGCATTGTACATTACATCTTTACTTGAGTAAGACATAATTGTCCTCATTAAAATTAGTTTTTGGGTATTTATCATACCATTGGTATACCTATAACCCTAAGGTACTCCTTGTTCTTGTTTAGAGGTACAAGGAGTAAAACCTATATTAGTCTATTAAACTAATGCATGTTCAATTCTAACTAACCAATCTTGATTGAGAATCTTAGCAACTACATTTGCTTTCCAACCAATAGAACCTCTCTGGTCTAATGGGTCTGAGCTTCCTGAGCTACCTAAAGGTTTAACAATCATCTTCATAGAATTGCCATTAATGCTTGTTACTCCGTATGCATCTTTAGCAAATATGAGTGTACAGTAAACATCAATGCTTCCATTACCTTCTCCTGTCTTAACTTTAGCTTGGGTTGATTGAATAAATCTTACTCTACCAACTTTACCAATCTCGTGTGGGAAGATAGATGCTTTATTAGCATACTTCTCAACTGACTGGAATCCTGTGAACCCTTCTAGGGTTGCTACAAAGTTAGGATGCACAATTCCTACATAGGAAGGTGCTACTGGAGTCGTTAGATAACCTGCATCTGGACTTACAAAGTCCGTTATATACTTAGCATTGTTATTATCCAACATATTAACTGCAGTTCTTAAGTCTGTAACTGTCATTACATCAGTTGCAGAAACATCTGAGGTTGCAGCATTTACTTGTGGACTTGTAGCATCTGAGTATTTAACATTTGTACCTGCTACCAGTACATCTCTAATTATTGTGTCTACTGATTGACCTGCTTGATCTCCAAGTACTGAGGTTAATTCAGATAGAACTGGGTCTGGACTCTCTATTGTTACTACATCAGTATATACCATGTAGTCCCCATACCATTGTGCAACTGCTGTTATGTCAGTAACACTAGCATTGCTACCTGCAGGAGTTAATCCTTCAGTTAGTGCTGTGGTATTTACACTTAATGCCCCATACTTTCTAAACTTGATTGTATTGGACATACCTACAGGGATATTCCTTACCTGTCCAAATAGAGCATGGACTAGATGTGGCTTTTCCCTCTCAAGCAATAGCCTATCATAATAGGATGCGATTGCATGAGGAATGTTCGTTGTATTTGCCATTCTTCTTGTAAATTATAAATAAAATAAACTAATACTAAACAAAATACCTAGCATCAGGACTCATCATCCGTTAGCTAGGTATTTCCTTTGCAGTATTCAGTTGTAATATAATATACCTTTAATTAAACAAATATGTCAAGCATTGCTGACTACACTTCTGTAGTACTCATTGAACTCCTCACTAGACATACTGTTAAAATCTGGAGTAGAACTCTTACCACCCTTAGGTATACTAGCACCTCCTACCCTGTTTTGTGCTACTGAAGCTAAATCTTCTCTTGCTACTTTCTTGCCATAATCAATCCAGTAGTTAGGACTTTTAATGTTTCTTACAGCAAACTCTAATGGCTTACTGTGTCCCCTTACTGTTGCTTTTGAAGCTAAATCAATTAACTCATCAGACATTTCTTCAAACTCTGGATGCTCTCTAACAAATGCTGATACTTCTTTACTTGCCTGTCTTTCTGCTTTTACTTCTGCTAATTCACTCCTAACATCAGATTCAACTGGCTTGGATACTTCCTGCTCTACTTCATCCTCTCCATCATCCTCCTTTGCTATATCCTTCTCTATCTGCTTATCCTCATCAGTTATATCTGCAAAAGGATTAAAATAATCATCAACATTTTCCTCTGTAGAATCGTTTTGAGAAGCTTCTACATCTGCTTCTTGTGTAAGTCCTTCTTTTACTTCGTCTGCCATAATAGACATTAATTAATTTAGTTATTCATATATCTGCTCATCATGCTCCTGATCTTCCTCCGATATTAAACCCTGAGCTAATATCTGGGGCATGTTAAGTAGCTCGTTAATATAATACAACTCTATCCTTTTCTTTTCCACATCTGCTATGTCTGTATTATATATATCATTTACCTGTCTTTGCAAAAAGTCTTTCCTGTCCTCTAAGATTAACTTGAGTACCTTCCATCCTTTCTGCTTCTCTAGTGAGATGAGTGTGTCTGCTATAGACCTTCTACCTTTCTCATCTGCTATGATTCTCTTATATTCCTTTAAGTCCATTGTTATATAACCTTATTAATTAAACTAGCTTCCTGACTAGGAGTCATTTGCTCCTGTTGCATTCCCTCTCTTTGTGGCATTGACTGCTGAGGGACTTTAGCTCTCTCCCCTTCCTGCATACCTTGCTCTAGTATGTCTTGGTCTAGGGTTGGATTCTCCTGCTCTATCTTAAGTGCTTTAAGATGTGTAAGTATGTGATTCTTCTTAATGTCATTCTCCATAGCTTCTCTGTGTATCCTGATGTGTACTAAGTGATTGTCATTAACCAAGAATGGTGGCTCTTCTCCCTTGTTAATCATGTCATTTTGCTCTTGTGCAATTATCTCATCAGATGTTGGAGGTAATATATTGTCTATCTCCTGACCATCTAAACCTGCTAATTCTAATGCCTTTTTAATACTGGCTCTCTTGTCTGCTTCTGGGTCTTGCATTATCAATTCCATAAGCTCTGCAAACTGCTTTAACTTACCTTGATTTCTAGCTTCCTCTACTGCTTGGCTCTTAATACTTACATCTGGGTCTGTTGAACAAATAAGATTCTCTCTATTAAACTCCCTAAATACTCTAGTGCTTCCTCCTATTCTGGCTACCTTATCTCCTAATCCTTCCTTGAAGTTAATCTTGTAAAGTAAGTACCATAACATCCAAAAGTCCCTATCTCCAATAGTTAGTGTCTTAAGTGCAAGTGAGTACCTTGTCTTAGAACTGGATGCAATAAGGTTAAGCTCTCCTAATGTCCTTTGCTGCTCACTCATAACACCTTGCTGTAATTCTGGAGTTGCTGATGCTTTCTGTGCTGATACATCTATATAGCTAAGTGTATTATCCAAGAATGCTAATGAACTACTGTCCTTTCTTACTGGTGCTATTGCTGTGTTAGGGTCGCCATCAACTCCTATCCACTTATCATACCCCCATTTAAGGTCTAGCTTATTCTTAATCTTTGTCATGTCATAGACATAACTTCCATAAGTAAGACTTCTTGCTAAGTTAATTTGGTCATTAATCATCATTGCTTTGTGCCTTTGCTTGTCCTCTAGTAGGTCTGGTAAACTCATGCCCTTAAACTGATGTGGCTGTGGGTTAAACTTCTTGGCTACTACAAACCATGATAAAGACTGTCCTTTATCATCCTGAGGTAAATACCTTGCTCCTAGTATCTTACTTCTTTTAGCATTAAGTACTAACACTACCTTCTTACCTTTAAAGATTGTCCTCCATTGCACTAGCTCATACACATTGTTGTCCTGCATATCATCTCTTTTGAGATGACTGTAAGTACCACCCTGTGCTTCTAGTCTTTCCTTTCTAGCTTCGTCTTTATGACTCATACCTGTATCTGCTGTGTCATCCAGTTGATTGAGTACTTCCTCTCCTAGCATAGGACTTGTAAGTATCTCTGCCTTGCTCATGTACATATCCCAACCTAAAAACCTCATACCTTTCTTATTAACTACATTGCCATCAACACTTGATGAAAAAGTATCATAGTAAAATGTAAGTGGGTCTATTAGATTAGGTGCAGGACACATTAAGTCTGGATCAAACTCCAACATATCAATTACTGCATAAGAGAAAAACAAACTGTCCCATATAGCATTGTAATCTAACTCATCCTTATTCATTAACTCATGGTCATACTCTGAAACTGCTGTTAAGTTTTCTGCTGTTTCTATATCTCCTTCTTCTCTGGCTACCCATTCTCTATCAAAAGTATCATCATAAAGGGATGCTAACCAAGTATTCATGTGAGTAAATAGAAGTGGCTCTCCTATATGCTCCTCATTCCTCTTCTGATTATTGTATAACTTGAGTCTTTTAAGGTTAATATCCACCCAAGTCTTCAATTCCCTTGTTGCAAAGTCATACTCTGCTTTTACCTGTGTAAGGAGCTTTCCTCTCTCTCCTTCTGCAAAATCCACCTCCTGTAAGCCCTTGTAAGTGTCCTGTTTTTTTCTCTTAGTACCATCAGACCTTACTTTTTTATCTGCAGGGGACTCATCTACCAAATCTCCTGCCATTTGTCCTACATCCTTTTTTACCTTCTTAGTAGCCATTGTTTTTTTAACTTAATTTATCTTCTATGTAAGTTGAACCTTCTAAGTCCAACCCATCTTTAGCATTTAATATCTCACTACTATTAGAACTAACCTCTATTCTTATTGGCTGTCCTTCTATATTGTGAATTATCATAGTTATCTGTCCATAACCTAATGCTCTAACCTTTCTTATCAATGCACTTTCT